AGCTGGTTCATGCCGTCACTGTGGTACCAGTGCAACCAAGAGGCCGCACCGGTCGCCGAAATCTGCGCCTTCGCAGCCGCTAGGGCCGCTGCCTGCTTGGCCTCGTACTGCTCGTAGGACGCCTTGATCTTGAGGAGGTGCTCTTGCGGCGCCTTGGTGGCCGCCACATTGGCAACTGTGATCGCACGGATCGTCTCCAGCCATGCGTGCACGCGCGCGCTGCCCTTGGGAGAGCCGTACGCGAGCGTGCCGTACACGACTGCAACGTTGTGCAACCAATGCACCAACGTCGCTGGGACGATTCCCGCATTGGCGTTCAAAACGCCCAACGCGTAGTGCGCACACCAACGGCGGACCGCGTAGATGGCGCTCACCCTCCAGACATAGTTCTGCCCCAGAGACATCAATGATGAGATGTCAGAGACAGTGTCCAGCACGGTGAACGCCGCTGCGGTCGCCCAGTTGGGAACTGAGCACTTCGTACAGATCCAGCGGATCACTTCCTCGCCGAAGGCGGCGTAGAGCAGGCCGGCGGCCGCACCAAAATCGGTGAGCCGCGCCTGAGGCTTGTCCGGTCCAGTCCAGTCGGCCCAAGCCGCACCCGGTGCGAGCTTGTCCTTGGCCCACGTCCATCCCACCTTGGCGACCTCCGCGAACCCTGAGGCCCACGAGAGCTGCCCTGGCGCTCTGGCACTGCGCACCCACCTCTTGGCTCCATAGTACAATCCGACGGCCGCCACAACGGCAGCGCCGGCCTTGAACCATGGGCCCCAGCTTGCTGAACCTGAGCTAGCGCCCAAAGCGCCGAGCTGCACGTTCCATGCGGCCAACGAAGGACCCACGGTGCCGTTTATCGCAGCCATGTCACGCGCACGCTGCACAGCTCCGCTCGTGAGAACGAAGTTGGCAGTGTCGCTGATCAAGGCGTTGATCTGCTCCGGAAACGACTCACGGAGCAAGCGGTACGTGTGGCTCTTGAAGGCCAGATCGCGCACGTGCGCGACAAGCATGCGGTAGGAGTACACCGACACTCCGCGACCCACCATGTAGTCCTGAGCCATCGCGGCAACACGCA